AAAGCCAACGCCAGAAGAGATCTTGGCTAATGTCCAAGCTCAGTCTATCCAGGCTGACATCCAGAAAAAGGCCGCTGAATTGGAGCTTGAGCGTGAGAAAATGATTCGTGCTGATGACCGTGAGCGTGACCGTATCGAGCAGGATGGCATCTTGCGCCGCTACGAAATGGAATTGAAATACAATACACAAATTCAAACGGCTGAAATTGATGCCGCGATGAATAAGGATCGTGAGTTAATTCGTCAACAACAGGCTGCACAAGATGCTGCAATGCAAGACCAGATGAGACAGCAACAGGAGCAACAAGCTCAATATGATGCTTATCTTCAGCAGGTGGCGCAACAGCAACAGCCTCAACCAATGATTTAATATGGATGAACTAGAAGTTAATCTCGCAAGAGGCGACAGAGCAAAGTTACTCCTTGATGATGAACTCTTAAACGAGTTGATTAAAAAGATTGAAGACGACTGTTATCGAGAGATTCGGGCCTCAACAATGATGGAGGCCCCAGTGCGTGAACAAGCGTACATGCTCTTGAAGACAGTTGATATATTGCGAACTAAACTTCGCTCTGTTTACGATACAGGCAAGATGGCTGAAGCGCAAATCAAGCGCCGTGGTCGTCCCCCAAAAGTTGTTTAACTAAGAGGTAAATATGTCCGATAACGCAACAGCAGTCGGTTTAAATGTCAATGAAGCAGCGCAAAGCTTTGCTTCCATGCTAGATGCCGAAGAAGGTATTGACACTGGAGAAGTAGAGGCGCAACCAGAGGAAGAGCAATCTGAATCTGATGAATCTGATGAGGTGGAGTCTGCGGAGCCGCAAGACGAAACAGAGGAAACCTCAGAGGAAGTAGAAGGCGAAGAAGAGGAAGAAGAGGAAGAAGCCCCTACAGAGGACAAGTTTGTCGTCAAAGTTGATGGCAAGGAGCTTGAAGTCAGTAAGGAAGAACTTCTCCGAGGCTACCAACGCGAAGCTGACTACACTCGGAAAACGCAGAAGCTTGCAGAAGAGCGCCGTATGGTGGAGTCTGAGTTTCAGCAAGTACGAGGTGAGCGTGAGCAGTACGCTCAGATTTTGGGTCAATTACAGCAAAAGCTTCAAGAGTTTGAGCCTGTTGAGCCTGATTGGAATGCGCTAGAAGCTAACGATCCTATGGAGTACGCACGTCAATGGACGAGCCATCAACGTAGATTGCAGCAACAAGCAGCTATCCAACAAGAGCAACAACGCTTGGATGCAATGAAGCAAGAAGAGTTACGAAAGCAGATGCAGTCTGTTTTGGTTAGCGAGACACAGCGTTTGAAAGACGCTATTCCTGAATGGAAGTCTCCTGACGTTGCAAAAGCAGAAGGCAAAGCTTTGATTGAGTACGGTCAAAAGTTGGGCTTTACCGAGCAAGAACTTGGATCAATTACCGACTCTCGTTCATTGATTGCGCTTCGCAAGGCGTGGAAATATGACGAGATGATGAGTAAACGTCCAGCACTTCAAGCAAAGATTAAGAAAGCTCCAAAGATGATCGCTCCTGGCTCGGCTGGTTCTGTAAGCTCAAAGACTGGCGAATTGAACTCCGCAAAAAAGCGTCTTGCACAAACTGGCAGCGTCAAAGACGCAGCTTCTCTTTTCGAAAAATTTATCTAAGGATTTATCATGGCAGCAGTTACCAATACCTACACACGATTTGACGCTAAAGGCGTTCGTGAAGATCTCAGCAATGTGATCTATCAAATCTCTCCCGAAGAGACTCCATTCATGTCCAACGTTGGTCGTGAAAACGTGAAGAACACATATTTCGAATGGCAAACAGACGCATTGGCAGCAGCCGTGACGACTAACGCCCAAATCGAAGGTGACGACATCACTTCTTTCACTGCAGCTACCGCCACAGTCCGTGTTGGTAACTACACACAGATCAGCCGTAAAGACGTGATCATCTCTGGCACTTTGGAGTCTGTTGACAAAGCTGGTCGCCGTAGCGAACTGAGCTACCAAATGGCTAAGAAGTCTGCTGAACTGAAGCGTGACATGGAAACCACAATGTTGGCTAACCAAGCTGCTGCTGCTGGCTCTACATCTTCTGCCCGTAAGACTGGAGCTTTGTTGGCTTTCATCACTAGCAACACCAGCATCGGTACTGGCGGTGGCGATCCTTCGTACACCACTGTGCCTGATGCAGCTCGTACAGACTCTACTGCTGGCAACTTGCGTTCATTCAGCGAGACATTGCTGAAAGACGTGATCCAACAAGTGTGGACTGAAGGCGGCACACCATCTATGGTTATGGCTGGTCCAGTTAACAAGCAAAACCTGTCGAAAATGGCTGGTATTGCATCTCAGCGTTTCAACGCTGTTGGTGCAAAGCCTTCCACCATCATCGGTGCTGCTGACATCTACGTGAGCGACTTTGGCAACGTGACTATCGTTCCTAACCGCTTGCAACGTGAGCGTGACGTGTTCGTGTTGGATCCCCAATACGCTTCTGTCGCTTATCTGCGTCCCTTCCAAACTGTGGAATTGGCTAAGACTGGCGATGCCGAGAAGCGCATGCTCTTGGTTGAGTGGGGCTTGAAAGTTCAGAACGAAAAAGCCCAAGGCTTGGTCGCTGATTTGAACAGCACTATCCAGTAATGTAAACAAGGGGGTGTAAAAGCCCCCTTTCTTTCTTATGACTAGCAAACTATTCGACTACGATCCAATTACTGGCACTAAGAAGATGTGGCATTACGATGCCGACAAGGACGAAGGCATAATTGAGACAATCTTTGATGTCCAAGCTATTGGCGAAGACAACAAGGCTCGTTACAACTCATTTGATGAACGTGCAAACTGGAATGGCGACATGCACCATGTGGCATCTATTCCTATGTCTTTGTACTATCAATTGAAAGCTGAAGGTAAGCTTGACGATCAGGCATACATGAAGCGTTTTTTGAATAATCCAGACAACAGAGTGTTCCGAACACGACCAGGCGAAGTCTGATTAAGTTAAGATCAATATCTGTCAATTTTTAATTTGGAGATTTAATGTCACATACCATTGGAATCTTAGTTCCAACACGGGATTTTGTTAATTCAGGATTTGCCTTTGATTTGGCTAAATTGGTAGGGTTCACGGTAGGCACAACACACAACAAGGTTGTGATCTACACAAGTTCAGGCACTTTGTTGTCGTCACAGCGCCAAGATTTGGCCCGTGATGCCATCGAAGCTGGATGTACGCATACTTTCTGGTTGGATAGCGATATGCGCTTTCCTAAAGATGCGTTGATCCGACTGCTTGCCCGTGATGAAAGCATTGTTTGTGCAAATTATGCAAAACGCCGCTTCCCAACAGAGCCAATTGCTGTTAAAAAGAGGGCTGATGGTGATGACGTTAAATTTATCAATCGAGTCTTTACTGAAGATGATTCAACTGGACTCGTAGAAGTTGACTATTGCGGAATGGGTGTAATGCTCGTAAAAGCAGAAGTCTACAAATCAATGGAATATCCTTGGTTTGCTATTCCTTGGGTTCCAGCAGCAGAGGACTACATTGGTGAAGATGTTTGGTTCTGCCGCCGAGCTTACGAAAAAGGTCATAAGACGTATATTGACCAAGATCTGTCAAAAGAGGTCCATCACATTGGCACTTTTGAATACAAACATGAACACACGTTAGCGTGTAGGGATATGGAAAATGGCGCTTGATACATTCAGCGGATTGAAGACAACCATCGCGGACTACTTAAACCGCGATGATTTGACAGCTTCAATTCCTACGTTCATTACCTTGGCAGAGGCTAAATTTAACCGTAAGTTGCGTACACGCCAAATGGTTAAACGAGCCACTGCTCCTGTTGATACGCAATATTTTGCTTATCCATCAGATTACCTGGAAACGAAAACCTTCAAGGTGAACACAAACCCAATCACTGTTTTGGAATTTGTAACAGAGGAATATGCAGATACTCTTCGTTCATCTAGATTCCCAGCTACTGGTAAACCCCAGTACTTCTCAATTGTTGGAAACCAGCTTGAGGTTATTCCAACTCCAGACGCAGAATACACCGCAGAATTGTCTTACTATGCTAAGATTACTGCGCTAAGTGATACAAACACAAGCAACTGGCTTTTGGCATATGCCCCAGACTTGTATCTTTACGGTGCGCTGTTGGAAGCAACACCTTACCTTAAAGATGATGAACGTCTTGCCGTATGGGGTCAGTTATATATTGCCTCGATGGAAGACATTGTGGTGGCAGATCAAAGGGCTTCTGTCGCCACAACACCAATTGTCCGTGCCCGAACCTTGGGGTAATAAATGTCTTCTTTTTCAGACTATACCGAGAGCTTAGTTTTAACTTGGCTGTTTACTGGTAGTTCAGCAACACGTCCAACATCATGGTATGTTGGTTTGTTTACTGCTGCACCATCTGATACTGGTGGTGGCACTGAAGTAACTGGTAACGACTATGCTCGTGTTGCTACAGGAACAATTACTGTTTCTGGCACATCTCCCACATTGGCTACAAATAGCGCTGCAATTGAATTTGCTGCTGCTAACGGTGGTAACTGGGGTTCTATTACTCATGCTGCTATTTTCGATGCAAGTACATCTGGAAACATGATTGCATGGGCTGCTTTGACAACGGCACGAACAATCAATGATGGCGATGTGTTCCGCATCCCTGCTGGTAGTTTGGACATTACTCTGACCTAATATGGCTTCATACGGCTCTGGCTACTATGGAGGCGGTAATTACTCTTATGGAGTAAGCCTCGGAGAGTTGACAGCAGCAGCCCAAAGCGCTGCGTCAATTGCTGGAGTTCGTGTTGTCAATGGCGCTTTCACTGTTGCTGCAAGTAGTGCAGTTTCTGTTGATGCCAGGTATAAAGCTGTTGGAGCTGTAACATTTGCAGGAGCTTCTTCTGTATCTGTTAGTGGAACAAGAGTTGCATTTGTAACTGGAACTGTTGCATCAGAAGCGGTGATGACTGTTGACTCTACTGGAGTTTTCAATAACTTCGTAGATATAACAAGTACAAGTCAGGCTATTGTTGATGGTC